TAGTATGAATATACAGGACGACATCAAGGCACTGCATAATCACGAGACATTTGCTCGGTTCATTAAGATGGTTCACGAACTCCGCGAGGAGACTATTCAGGAGCTTCACGAAGCCAGCAGTGATACGATTCAACAGGTATCAGGTCGTATCATTACGTATGACCAAATCCTTCAGTTAGCGAACTGGGAACGGTTAAGAGCAACGCATTCAGAAAGAATGTAAATGCCTATGTTATAATCCGCTCATCGCCATCGCTCGGCGTTAATGAGTGGAAACAATATGACAGACGAAATCTTAACTGCTAACGCTGAGGCAGACCAAAGTTCAGTGGACAATACTAATATATCCGTCGCGGATTTTGCAATGCGGAGACTGGGTGAGTTAACTCCCAAGGCTGAAGAGCCACAGGAGGAGCAAGCCGAAGTAACCGAGGAGCAGGAAACCGAGGAAGTAACCGAGGAGGTTGAAGAGGTCGCCCAGGAGGTAACCGAAGAAGCCGAGGAGGAAGCAACCGAGGAACCCGAAGAATCCGCAGATGTTCTTTCACAGTTGGATCTGGACGATATGTCCGAGGAGGACCTAAGGGAACTAGCAGAGAAGCTAGGTAGCCGCGCTGTAGCTCGATTCGGTGAATTGACTGCGAAGCGTAAAGCTGCTGAGGAGCGACTTGCTAAGATTGAGGCTCAGTTAAATCAGAACTCAAACCCTCTTGATGCTAAGAAAAAGATCGAAAACAACCCATTCAGTAATCTCGACACGATTGAGAAATTACAGGAAAAGGCAGTTGAGGTCGATAGCATCGTTGAGTGGGCTGAAGACATTCTGTTTGAAAGTGATGCCTACGCCGCGGATGACGTAGTTACAGAAGTAGATGGTAAGGATCTCACAAAGGCTGATGTGCGTAAAGCCCTGTTACAGGCGCGTAAGGCACAGAAGACCTTCTTGCCGGACCAGTTAAACACCCTTCAGACCCAAGCTCAAGCGGAGCAGTTATCTGCTGCATTTGAAGCGAAGGCTCAAGAGGAGTTATCCTGGTTAACCGGTGAAGATAATGACCTACGGAAGCAGTACGAAGCAACCGTTGGTGACCCACGATTCAAGGAGCTTAAAGCAATTCTTAAAAAAGAAGCACCTGACGTTGCGTCCCAACTGGACTATTGGTTCGCTCACGCTACCAACAGCATCTATGGCCGCAAACCTGTGGTCGAAACTAAGTCATCACCAAAGCTAAATCCACCCAGGACAGGTACGCCTGCTTCGGCTAAACCAGAAAAAGCTATGGGAAGAACAGCCAAGGCTCTAAAAGAATTAGAGGCTAGGTTCAAACAGACGGGTAATCCTAAAGATTTCGCCGAATTACGTAAACTTAAAATGGCCGCTGGCCGATAACTAATTATTCATTCATTCACTTATTAACTAATACTTATTATGGCATTCTCAAACACATATGATGCAACCAATCCTGGATCGGCTGTTTCTAATCGTGAGGACTTGACTGACGTCTTGACTATCCTTGCTCCTGAAGAAACTCCAATCCTTTCTTCCGCTAACAAACAAAAAGCATCCGCTACTAATGTTGAGTGGACTGTTGACAGCCTTGCTGCTCCTAGCACCGCAGGTATCGACGAAGGTGCTGACGTAACAAGCTTCACTGACAAGTTCGCTGGTCGTGCTCGTCTTGGTAACTTCGTACAGAAGTTCCGCCGTGACTATATGGTATCCGACCTGCAAGAAGCAGTTGATTCCGTTGGTCCAGCTAAGATCGCTCAAGCAGAAGCTAAAGCAATCCGCGAAATCAAGCGTGACATCGAAGCTACCCTTGCTGGTACTCAGGATCGCGCAGTTGAAAACGGAACTGACACCGCTTACGCACTTCGTGGACTCGGTGACTGGCTTGACAGCGCAGGTCCTTCGGACGTGCCTTCTGCGTTCCGCACACCTGCTGCAAGCATCGTTGACGTTACTGATGATGACTTCGCCGAAAGCGAACTGAACGGTATCATCTCCTCGATCTTCAAGGTAACTGGTTCGAGCAACAACCTTATGTTGGTTGCTGACACTGCACTTCGTAGCGACATCAGCGACTTCGCTCGCATCGGTGGTGCTTCCGGCGACAGCGTTCGTAACGTGAACTACAGCGGCGAAAGCGGCAGCATCAAGCTCTCCGTTGACCTGTACCAAAGCGACCACGGTATCGTATCCGTTGTTAACGCTAACCCTGATTGTATGCCAACACAGGCTGGACAAGCAGGAATGGCTGGCTACGTCATCAACCCTGACTACTACGGTGTACACGAACTGATCCCAATGGGTTCGACTCGTCTGCCCAACCAAGGTGGTGGTGAGCGTGGTTACGTTGATTGCGCCTTGACCCTCGGTGTCTACCACCCAGGCGCTCACGGCAAGATCACCGCATCTGCCTAATTGAATTGAACTAGGGTCGGGGGCGAAAGCCCCCACCCTTTTCTTTTATGGATATAATTATTCCTAACATTAAGCGGTACTCCGATGGAGAAATTGATCGCGCATTTATGCGTGAAATCAAGAATGGCTTCAAGCTAGAGAAAGCTACTGAGCAGAAGCGTTACAACCAGGCGGTAAAGGAAGCCGCTCAACTAAAGGGTACTGTTCATCCAACACTAGGCCGTCCGATTGCCACGATGCCAGCGAGGGAGTTCTTCCGCCTGACATCTAAATACGGACACGAAGAGGTTCACTCCAAGGAGTTCCTCAAGGATTACAACAAACGATTCCCTGAACTTTCACCCAACGAAATTTAACCTGAACAACTATGGCAAACTATCCAACCATCACATACCAGAACCTTGAGGAGCGTTTCAAGTCCATCGCTGGATTAGCTGCTCTTGAAACAACTGATGCTGCATTCCTGCGGCAGGCAGTTAATCGTCGTATTCGCACCGCATTCGAGCGGTATCCTTGGCCTGACTTTACCGTAATTGGTGAATCAATTACATTAGCTACAGCTGATGATAATACGATTCAAACATACGGGACTGGCAAGGATCTAGCCAATGACTCCAATGTTGTTTTCCGTATTCATAAGACGGATCCAACGGATACTCGCTACCCCGAGGAGTACACTTACGTGTCCATTCTTAATTCTGGAGGTTACCCATCCGTAAAAATCATTAACCCAACTGTTCTTAATGCTACGGATGTCTATTTGACTTACCGTAAGGATCTTGAATCAGTCGTCTCTGACGGTGGTAGCTATACATCAGGAAGCTTTGGTGATGAATCCGGAGATAATCCGAATATCCCTTACCAATTCTTTGAGTACTGCGCATTTGGTGCTTATGCTGACTTCCTCCGTGGTGACGGTCAGACTGACAAGGCTCAAGTTGAGGACCAGAACGCTGAGTTAATCCTAGTTTCTGAAATTGACAAAGTACGTAATCAAAGCCGCCAGTTCCGCCACGATGTGCTTCAGTACCGTCCACAGACCCAGTTCCGCCGTCACAACGTGCAGGCTGGTGGATCACCAGTAAACAAGCCAGAAACAGTACTGAACAATAACGTGCAGTAATGCCATCTGATGTAACATTCCTTGAGGTTAAAAATGCTTTCCAGTCCATAGCAGGGCTGGAGAGCTTAACCGCTGCTGATGAGTTCTTCTTGGTTAATTCATTGAACCGGGCGGTATCCCGAGCTTACAATGAATCCAATAGCTGGCCACGGTACTTGGTGGTTGGTGAGGAGCGCACGATTGGAACTGGTCAGGTTGTTCCTTACGCGGAAGGTGGCAAAAATACAATCGGTGAGTTCATTCGCATTCATCGGGATCAGCCATTCCTTAATAACTCATCGCTGGAGTTTGAATTCTACGTGGATTCAAATGGAGCACATATAATGAACATCAGCACTACTGATGCTTCTTCCGCTTATATTACTTATAAGAAAGAACTGGTAACTGGCTTTAACCAGGACAGCACGGACATACCAAGTGAGTTCGTGGACTACATCATTTATACTGCACTTTCTGACTTCTATACTGGAGATGGTCAGACTGAAAAGGCGGCACTTGCTGCTGCCCAAGCTGACCTTATGCTTGACCGCGAGATATTCCGAGTGGACAAGAAAATGAACAACAATACAGTAAACAAACGATTCTCAACCTACGTAAGCCGCCAGGCACGTTAGGAAACCCTGTGATATAATACGACTATGGCAAGTTCACGAAATAACGCTTTGGAGTTCTCATCCGCTGGCTCAGTCATTATTGACTCCGCCGCTGGAGCTACTGCCGGTAACTTCGGTGCAATCCAATTCCTAAAGGATTCAACGATCAGTGCAGTAACAGCAGCCAAGATGACGAACTCAGATAAACTTCTTACATCCTTTGGAGCTGGTACGATCATTTATGGTCAGTTCTCTTCCGTTACTATCAGTGGCGGTCTAGTAGCACTTCACAAGGTCTAAGATGCACATTAGCCTTGATTCAGCACTGGGTCGCCAGAAACGGCTGAACTCGGTGGGCGAGAGCGTACTTCAGATAGCACCTGATGCTGCTGCTGCGTACAGCCTACGGAGTCTCACTGGAGGTGATCCTGACGTGGTACGTGTACGTCGTGAAAGCGACAACACGGAAAAGGACTTCTCCGGGAGTCAGATTGAATCAGGCGAGATGGCTCGCTGGGTCAATGAGCAGCCTACGCTGCCGCTTGACCTTCGGGAACTGGACAC